CCGGAGAGGCGCCTCCGAGAGGCACTCCCGTGGCCGGAGCGACCCGCTACTGCCTACGCCGGGGCCTGAACCAGTCTCAGATCAGTCGGTACATGGTTTCGGCAAAGCCCTTCGATGGTCGCGTATGGTTCCCGTACTGGAGCAGGGGGCGCCTAACGTGGGCTATCGGAAGGTCGATGGGTGCGGTGGAGCCGAAGACCCTGGACATGGGCTCGGATAAGCCCTTGTTCGGTCTGCACGTGTACCGACCAGTCGGTGACGTGTTCTTGGTCGAGGGGGTATTTGACCACTTCGCCACACCCGGAAGTCTCGCCCTGTGTGGGTCGACCATCAGCCACACCCAACTGGCAGAGTTGGTATCTCTCGAGTTATCCCGGGTGTTCGTACTCTTGGACCCGGACGCCGAGGAGAAGGCGCTGCAGGTCGCCGAATCCTGCAGGTCGGCCGGCTTGAAGGCTTACCCGGTGCTCCTGCGTGGAAATGACAAGGACCCGGCCGACTTGGGCCGAGTCCTCGTCACGGAACTGGTCAAGGTGGTACGGGAGGGAGCCCCCGTCAGACCACAAGCAGTCCGTTTGCACGTCTGACGGCCAACGCCACCCGGGACGTGCTCAGGTTGAGGGCGCGAGCCACGTGTGCTTGCGTGACGCGGGGAGCCCCGTTCACGTTCATACGGAGAGCCCCCGTCGACCTTGAGTCGTTCCGGGCCTCCGACTGTTCAGCGAACGCGATCGATATGGTCGCCTCCGAGGGTGTGGCGATCTCGATGAGGATGGCGAGGTCGACTGGTCCGATACCCGGGCAGAAGTCCTTGATCATGTTCACCACGTCGATGTCGCCGACCGATCGGTCCGGTAGGGAGATAGGCACCGCACCCCGTGGCGCCTTGTTCTCCCGGCGAACGACGTCGATCATTCGGCTCCGCACGAAGGTGATCACGTGCGAAGGGTCGACCGGCACCACCTTCTTGAGCGCGTGGGAGAAGGTGGGCTGTCTCACCCAGTCGTTCTCGACCACCCGGATCAGGATATCGTGGTAGAGGTCCTCGGGGGAGTGAATCCGGGTCTTGAGTCGGTTCGCCCAGTACCAGATCACCTCCCCAAACCAACGCTCGGCATCGTGGAATGAGATCTTCAGCCCATCCATCCCGACCCTCCCCCGTTCAAGTAATCGGTGTAAGACTCGTCGTCCATGCTCTCCCCAGTTCCCGACCAGTAGCGGTCTTCTGCGTCGAGTTCGTCGTCCGCGTCGCTCTCCTTCTCGGGCTCGCACGGCTCGCAATCGTTCGGGCAATCAGACTCCGCGCAGGTCCATCGGTCAATGAAGTAGCGCACGGTGCCCGTACCCCCACAGTGGGGGCAGACGTCTTCGTGCTCGGTGGTCTCGTTGTCCATGTGGTCCTCCTTATCCGCAGTAGACGGATGATGTGCAGTGAACGTTAGAAGCGAGGTCGCCGACACCGGCGAGGCACACCCACCGCTTGTGGTCGTTCATGATGGCGGCCATCTCTCTGAGGTCCCCGTCCGGGCTGAACGAGCCGTGACCGGAGAACGTCACGCTCACGTGCGTCTCAGCGCGGACGTCGAACGAGCAGACGTTCCGGACGTCGATCTGGTCCCGGATCCCGGAAGCAACTCGGGAGATCTCAACGACGTCGTCGAGAATCGCAGTACGCCGGCGGTTGAGGGCGTCCTGCAGGTCGTGCAACCCGGCGGCGAGCAGCGCATCGGATACCCGCACCCACTCCTCGGTGGTGATCGGGATGGGCAGGCTCCCGGCCGGCCGCATGTGGCGATGACGCGAGCGGTTGACGGACGAGTCCTGAGAACGGAACAGGTTGTTGGTCATCGGGTGGCTCCCTTCAGGATCTTGTCGCCACGGGCGGCGAGGGTGGGGTTGCACATCTCCGCAAGGTCTTCGTCGTTCACCGGAGTGTCGCAAGCCCCGGTGCGGACCCGGAGCGACTCCACGAGCAGGTCGAGCAGCGCGAACTTCGAGAGCCGGCTGAGTGCGGCGACGTCCGGCCCGGAGTTGATCGGGGCCTTCTTGTTGCGGCCGACCCAAACGTAGTTCTTATCACTCATGGTCGTATCTCCTTGGTTGGGGGATTAGGCGTTGTTGACGTCGGTGACAGCGCGCTGCATGAGCAACTCGACGCGGTCGTAGCCGATCTTCCGGATCATCTCGCGGCACTGGCCGGCGAAGCGCTGCATCATCTTCTCCTCGGTCTCGGTGCTGACCTTCTTCGCCTTCTTCGCCTTCGGAGTCTTCTTGGCCGGCATGCCCTCGGCATCCTCGGCCGTGTACTTCACCGGCTCGTTGGGCTTGCGGGTGATCTTGACGGTCTCGATCTCCTCGGCCTTGTCAGCGTCGGTGGCCGCGATCGCGTTGTCCCGCAGGTCCATCACGATCTTGAGGTCGTGGGCGAGGGAGTCGGCGAGCGGATTGTTGCTCTTGCTCCGTGCGTTGGCGATCCGTCCGTTGAGGTGAGTGATGGCGGCGTCGAGTTGGTCCGCAGTCAGGTGCAGTTCGGCGGTCGCGTGACGGGGTCCGGTCCACGTCACCGTGCACACCACGCCGGCGAGGATCGCGTCGAACCGGCCACTGGTGGAGCAGGAGAGGATCCGGGTCGGGTGGAGCGCGTCGACCAGTGCGTACCCGTACTTCTTGTGAGCGGCCACGTTGCGGGTGTACATCTTGGTGCCGTTGACGAGGAGCGTGATCTGAGACTTGTTGTTCATTGCGAGCCTTTCGTAGTGACCCAGTGGGTCGGTGTCTTGTCGCATCGCCGGAGTTGGCGATGTGTGAATTAGAACACACGCTTGAACCTCTGTCAAGTACATTGACGTCTCTTTGTGAAAACCTTAACACAAGAAGGTGTTCGTGTTAAGACCGAAAGGTTGTCAACCCCACTCGTGGGGTCTTCGTACGGGTTGTATGGACAAGACAGGTCTTGTAAGAAACATCCCGTGGGAAGTCATCCGTGCCGAGTTCGTTCAGTCCGAAGGTCCGGTAACCATCCAAGAACTGGCCAAGAAGTACGAGGTGCACCCGGCTACGATGTACCAACGGTGTGGTCGTGAGAAGTGGCACGATCGACGCGCCGAGTTCTGGCGCGACGTGGTGGAAGACGCCCGGAAGCAACTGGCCGACGAGTTCGCTGCTTCGAAGGTGAGGAGAGCCCGGGCGGTGTCTCGTTCGATCGATTCATGGCTCGAGCGACTCGAGGGCAAGGAAGACGTCGCGGTGAACGAACTGCTCCAGTTGGTTAGACTGGAGAAGGAACTACTCGAGGTGAGAGATGGCAGCGAAACGCAAGACGAGTTCGAGATCCACGTCGCCGCCATCCGCACCCGAATCGGTCGAGTCAACGACAGCCTCAAGGACGTCGTCGACAGCGGCCTCCGCCGGCTCGGAGTCTCGGACGGTACGCAGGGCTAGGAAGGCGCTCAACCGGCGCGACATCACCCTCGACCTCGCCTTGAATCACCACCGGAACGTCCGTGGTGAGCCGATGCAGTTCGAGGACTTCTTCTATATGCTAGACATCCTAGCAGATCCCAGTCCTCACAAGGTGATCAAGAGCGCGGTGCAGACGGGAAAGACCGAGGGCTTCATCTGCTCGGCGTTGGCAGACTGTCTGTGTGGGTTGAGCGTGTTCTACGTGTTGCCGACTCAGGACACGAGAAACATCTTCGTACCCAACCGAATCGACCGGTGCATCTCTCAGGTGCCGATTTACCAACACATGAAGAAGACGAGCATCGGCAACGCCGACAGTGTCTTGCTCAAGCACTTGGGAAAGGGTACTATCCGATTCGGCGCCAGTCACGCCATGGTCGAGTTTAAGGAGTTTCCGGCCGACGTAGTGTACGTGGACGAGTTCGACCAGTGCGAGCCTCACGGCGTGGCCTTTGCGATGGACCGAACCAAGGGATCCCCGTTCCGGTTCAGGACGGTACTGGGTAATCCGACCCTCTCCGGTAACGAGAGCCGGCACAACCTCGATTGGGAGTACCAACATTCCGACGCCAAGAAGATCCACTACCAGTGTCGGGAGTGTGGGTTGCTTCAGCCACTCGACTGGTGGCACAACGTCGTGAAGCCGGTCTACTCGGGGTCCGTGATCTCCGATTACGAGCCTAGGATCATGGTCGACGGCAAGGTGGAAGCCTGTTGCCTCAAGTGCGGGGCCATGATCGACCGCGTGTCCGACGTCAAGGGTTGGAGACCGACCGGAGATCCCAACAGCCCCGTGAGCGGCTATCAGATCAGTCGCATGAACAGCCTGATGGATGACTTCGACGGTCTGTACTTCTCCTTCCGGAAGGCAGTCGGTAACGAGTTGGCTATGCAGGTGTTCGTCAACTCTGACCTCGGAGAGTGTTACGAGGGAGGAACCGGGAACAGGATAAACGACCGCCTGATCAGTTCGTGCGTCGAGCAGTACCAGTTACCGGTGCCGGGTACGTTGAGAGGCCCCTGTACGATGGGGGTCGACGTCGGCGCCACCTTGGACGTCAGGATCTCCGACTTCGTCGTAGACAACGGACGCGTACGTCGACGGCTCGTCTTCGCCGGCAAACTGCGCACGGTGGAGGAGGTCATCGAACTAGGGAGGAACTACCGGGTCGCCGTCGCGGTGATCGACGCCATGCCTGAGCAGAGGCTGAGTCTCGACTTCCAAGCCCGGGCTCCGTTCCGGGTGTGGAGGTGCCAGTACAAGGCTTCGGAAGGAAAGAATGTCCGCAGTCTGACTTGGAACGGAAACGAGGGATCAGGAGATCAGCGGTACGTTACGATCGATCGAACCGAAGCCATGGACCACGTGTTTCAGTCGTACGTGAGGGGGGACGTGATCGAGCCTCCCAACTTCGGCAATCTCCTCGACGGTCGGTACATCACCGAGATGACTTCACCCGTAAGGGCGCAAGACGGAGATGGTCGCTTCTATTGGATCAAGTCCGTCGATCACCAGTACCACGCGAACGTCTACGACTGGATCGCGTCACAGGACCCGATGGGCGGATTCTTTACGAACGCGGACAGCATCCTGAGGGGGCAGATCGTTCAAAGCCCGTCTTCAGACGATTTCGGCGCTTCCCGCGTAGTTACGAGGATGAAGCGTAGCAAGCGCGTCAATATCTGGGACACCATCACAGGGTGAAACATGCTTAAGAGAATCATCGAACAGTACGTTGCTCCTCTCGCAGCCGCTGCCGCCGGAGGAGCCGGAGGAGCCGGGGGTGCTGCCGGGGGTGCCGCCGGTGCCGCCGGTGCCTCCGGTGCCTCAACCGCCGGCGAGGGGAAGGCTGTCGCGGACATGGCTAAGTCCGGGGGTGGTGGCTCGATCCCCAATCCGGGCGACGTGATCGGCGGGGGAATCAGGTCGGCGGGTAGGGCAGCAGCCGCCCCCTTCAACATTCTTTCGGCCATTCCTCAGTCAGCCGGCGCCTCGTACCGTGCGGACACCGGCGAGAAGTACTCAGGTCACAACTCCGGCAGGGAACGGGCTCGGTCGATCATGAGCATGCTCAGCGACGCGGCAAACATGTCGAGGAACGCCGCCGTGGAGCAGCGCGGTGATCCCGACTTCAAGGACTTCCACCCGGGAGACGTCGCCATGGCTAAGATGGCCGAAGACCACTACGAGGAGTGGGGTCACACCCTCAGCCCGGAGGACGATGCTCGAGCGCGGAAGATGATCGAGGGCCTCCACAACACGTACGGGGGTCTTCACAACTTCGACGGTCGGGGCCGGCGCGTCGAACACTACACGTCGGTGGGTCATCGGTACCGGGCTCTTCTCGATCGACTGAAGTAAACGTGAATAGGAAGACTCACCTGCACCCGGGTTGGACCCACGAGCAAGAAAGCGACCTCCGTCGCTTGCATGGTGACGTGTTCGAAGAGCCAGGTATAGCCGATTTCAATGCTTACTACCACCCCGGCTCCGATACCGTCTACCTTGACATGATCAAGGTGAAGAGTAACTACAGGAAGGGTGGCATCGGCAGTTCGATCATGGACGCGTTGACCCAGTTCGCAGACAAGCACGGGAAGGGTCTGACGCTTCAAACCGCTAATAGGGCCTCGGGTTTAGGCACCACTTCTACGGGCCGGCTGAAGAAGTTCTACAAGAGGTTCGGCTTTCAGGAGAACAGCAACCCGAAGGATTACCGACCCGAGTTGCCGGGAAACATGAATCGACCTCCGGTCGAACGACATTCCCTCGGTGGATTCCGTCACGAAGAGGACGAACACGGTGGTCATAGGATCACCTCGGACCACGGGACCATCGAATACGTCCCTAGCGGTGACACCAACCAAGTATGGTGGGTGGAGAGCCGGCGCCGAGGTCACGCCGGCGAACTCATGGCAGAAATGCTAAAGGCGCACCCGGCCGAATACGTCGAGTGGGGAGCCACGAGTGGGCAGGGACAGGCGTTCAGAGAGTCATGGCACCGCAAGAACCCCGACGTCAAGGACGCCACTGGTGGAGAGCGCGTTCCCTTCGACGGCCAGTTTGATCCCTATGAACACGGGCGTGGCGACATGGACGACGAGTTCTACCTGATCATCGACGAGATCGAACGGTTCAACCTATACCGGTCGGCTTCCATCAGGAACCCGAGGACCGGACAGATGTTCGAGGGTTCATGGCACGGCGCTGCTTACGACGCGGCCGTGGAAGCCGGTCACGACCCGGGGGTCCTCAGTTTCTGGGACGACGGGTTCACTACTCACGACGGGAAGTTCCACACTCGGGAACAGGCGACTAAGGAGGCGCAGAAGCGTGTTCCGAGTGACGAGGGGGCAGAATCGGTGGACCTGATGACCAAGGGTCTCCTCACGACCGACCCCGGCCTGACGAAGAACGATCGGGTGAACTCCGACCTGCGCAAGAAGTTGTCCGACCACCTTGAGCAGCACTTCTACGACTGCTTTGGCGAACTGGACCGATACGCTTACAG